CGCTGGCGATCGGTTTGTGCATGGGGCGCGTCGAACGCCCCGGTAATGAATTTCAGTGCAGTTTCGTTGTCCAGCCGGTCCGGTCCTATATTGCGTCCTGCCAGATCCTTTTTGCGGTTCTTATCCAATTCCAACCAAGACACAATATCCGCGCGTCGCCACAGCATCCGCGGTCCGCCGGCGCCGGTGCGGCCATTCAGCGGTTTGGGAAAGCTGCGATCGTCGCGAATTTTCATGTGGGTAAAGCCCGGCGTTTTTTTGCCACACAATTCAGCGACCTGGTCGGCATTGATAAACTCTGGAAGACTTTTTTTCGCATCACCGGTCGCATCGATCTGGTTAGCCATTACGCCTCCCGAATCAAATCCGCCGAAACCTTCGGAAAACCCAGCCCCGCCGCCTGATTCAGCGCGGCCGTGACCAGGTTGTTCACCATCAAGGGGTACATCAGGCTGATCGTGCCCCGGTCGTTCTTGCCGCCCTTGCTGAAGATCAGCCGGGCGCGCAGACCGTCCAGCGCCCCGGCCTCGAATACCTCGTCGAATGCCTTGCCGACGCGGTCGAACTTGAACTTCAGGTAGCCGTCCAGGTGGCTGTCCAGCGGCGCCAGTTCCACCAGCTCGCATCGCTGCACGACTTCGCGCACTTCCGGCGCCCGCTCGCTGAGCTTGGTCTTCAGCTCGGTCTGGCCGATCAGGATGATCGACAGCAGCTTCTTGAAGCCGTCCTCCAGTTCGAAGAAGCGCTTCAAATGCTTCAGCGTCGGCACGCTCAGGCCGTGCGCCTCTTCGATGATCAGGCAATGCACGAAGCCGGCCTTGCGGCTGTCCTTCAGCAGTCGGTGCAACTGGCGGCCTTTCGCCTCCATCGTCTGCCGCGGCTTTTCCAAGGGGCTCAGCGCATGGATCATCGAGTCGGCGATCGATCCGGCCTTCAGCGTCTTACCTTTCATATCGTTGTCCTCCATGCCGAGGACATAGGGTTCCATGATCACGATCGGCGCGTCTTCGCGGGCGATGCGGTCGATCAGGTCGCGGCGCAGCGTGCTTTTGCCGCTGCCGGACTCGCCGGCCACCGCGATAAAGCCGCCCAGCTTTGCGGTGCTCCACATCGCTTCCCGCACATAGCGGCTGTCCGGCGTCACGAACACGTCGCCGGCTTCGGTCACGTCGTTGTCGAACGGATCGCGGAACAAGCCGAAATGTTTTCTCGCTTGTGGACTTAAGGTTTGTTTTCGTAATAGCATATCAATGCCCTCCTGGGCGTTAGTGTTGTTTTCCGCGTCCTCTGCAACCGGCGCGGGTTCGAAGTGCGCGGCCGAAACCGCGATGCCCTTGGCCGTCAATACCGCCGCAATCGATGCCTGCAACGCATCGCGCGGGGGATTGGTCGGCCAAATGCCTTTATTCAACAGCTGTGCGATCGTTGCCGGGCTCAGCTTCACCTTGCGCGCCAGGCGCGCCTGGCTAAGTCCGTGTTTCTGCAACAGCGCTTTCAATGGCAGCATCTGGTATCCCCTTGCGGTTGCAAGGCCTTATTTGCACCAGCTGCAAACTCCATCATCACGTCAGCCATCACGCTGGAGAGAGTTTGCGCCTTCGGGTCTTCATTGATCTTCACAGCCTTTATGCATCTGATATCGACGCCGCCATTTTTGGCATCCTCGATTATGATGATGTGCTTAGCCATGGCCTACCTCTTCGCCGCAGATATCCGCCTCGATCTTGGCCAGCAGGTCACCGTCGTACTTGACCATATGGACCCTGATGTTTTTGTGGAACAGGGCCTTGCGGGCAAAGCGGCGGTACAGGGCCAGCAGTTCGGCATCGGTCTTGCCCGCTTCGGCTGTCGTCGATGGGAAAACTGTTTTGGGTTTCAGGTATCTCGTAAAAAAACTCAGCATTCAAAATTCCTCGGGGTTAAAAATTACTTGTTTTGGCTTAATCCGAAATTCAAACGTCACGCCAAATAACTCGATGTCCATCGTCGGCTCTTCGCCTGCTCTCAGAAGGTTCGTAAGGTTATTGACGCAGTCAGCAAGAAAATCTTTAGCCGGTTGGTTTACGCTAAATGGCATCATCTAAACTGCCTTCAAATGTGCCCGCCCGGCCGCCGTGCGTCCTGCACGGAGGTCAGCAAGCACCTCTTCTAGTTCCGGCTCGGTCGCACCATCCGGAAACCGGCGTTCCAAGTCAGCCCGTATTTCTGGCCGAAACTCACTCTGCAAATGCCCACGCAGCCAGACCATCATTTGCACAATGTTCTTGCGCTTTTGCTCGGTCTCCGACGCACGCAATGCCAGATCCTGCGCCTTCGGCAGCAAGCGTTCAGGCAGCTCGCCTTGTCCCAGGTGCGAATGAGCGACCATGCCCTTGCCGTCGTTAAACTGCTGAAACGGCCGCACGTTCTTGCGCAGCAGCGCCTCCGCCTCGTCCAGGTTCACATCGCCGTAAGCGGTGCGGGCGATGTCCTTGGCTGCCTGCTCGGCCACCGTTAGCGGTGCGGCGCGGTGTTCCTCGCCGATTAGCGCGGCGCTTTGCAGCTGACCGAATTCGGTAAACTCGGTCTCCGGCATGACCTCAACCAACAGCGGTTCCTGGCCTAACCGCTCGATCTCCACGCGCACCGCGCCGTCGGCCAGCAGCATCGGCATCACCTTGACCTTGTCGCGTTGGCTGTAAAATTCCGCCCATTGCGTCAGGTCGTACACCCGGCTCTTGCCTATTTCCGGGTGCACAAAGGTAATCAGGCCGTCGCGCACCTGCCGCGATGCTTCTTGGCCCGTCAAATACCAGGCGCATACCTTGCGCTCCGGCATCTTCACCAACGCGTCCGGATAACGCAGAATCAACTGCCACAAATCATCACGCACATGCTTCTCGCCATCGTGCCGACGCACCCGGCAATCCACATGCTTGATCATGTTGGCGTTGTAGTCGCGCACCCAACGCTCGGCGGCCTCGTTCAGCTCTTCCACGCTGCTGACCGGTTGTTCGCGCAGCCGCGATTCAAAGTGCATTTCCACGATGTGGTTAGCCTTTTCCACGCCGCCCTTGACCCAGGCGTGGTGGGTGGCGTGGGTTTCGTGTACTACGCCCAAGGCGTCCAACAGGCGCACGATGCCGCTGCTGGTATTGGCGCTGCCTTTGTCCCACAACAGCCGCTTGGGTAAGCCGTGCGACAGGCGCTGCGGCTGCTCGCCCCAGGTGTGCAGCAAAAAATCGAACAGGCTGGCCTGGTTCTCGCCGGCGGCTTGGTAATACTTCACGTCGATCGATGCCGAGGCATGGTCATAGCGTGTATAGCGCCATACCTTCAGCTTGACCCGCTCCATTGCCGCCGGCTTGTTCTTGTTGAACTCGGCCTCGGTCATCATCATCTGCCGGTTGCCCATGTAGTAGATCAGGCACAGCGACGGGTCGATCTCGTGTACCGCGTTCGGGCATTCGGCGCGCAGCCTGCCGTGGTTGCGGGCGTTGGCCTGGCTTTTTACGTCCAGCTTGCGGGCGCGTAGCAACCGGTTTACCTGGGCGACACCCACATTCACTTCCAGGCCGTTGGCGTCGGCGATGTTCATCGCCACGGCGGTCGGTTTGGTGGCTTTGCCGTTGGCGCGCACCGATACGCTTTTAAACGCCGCGATGTGGTCTAACGTTTGTTTGGATAGGCGTGTCATGCCGGTATCGCTGCGCTGCTTGCGGCCGGACTGATATCCGGCAAATAGTGCCAACCACTTCCATACCGTCTGCTTGCTGCGGCTATGCATCGCCGCAAACTCGTCCACCAGCTTGCCGCCTTGCCCGTGCGCGGCGGCGTCCAGTTTCCGCTTCAGTTCCAGCAGGCATTCCATCATCTCCGCGCTTGGTCGGTTCATCACCATCCACTCCTGCGTCCTGTTGTTCACGACTGCGCCAACCAACGGATGCGGGCGTCGCTGAACGCGCCCAGGGTGCGGTCAAAGCTCATGCCCAAGGCTTCCAGCATGTCCGCGCATTCGTTATGAATGCCGACCAGTTCGGCCGCCAACATTTCCCGCGCCCGGTTCAGTGCCGCTTCCTCGGCTTCCGACGCGGGCTCTATCTTCATCGCCTGTTCGCGGATCACATCGAGAGAACCCAAGCCATGCTTGATCTTTTTGCGGCTGTCGTCGATCTGATCCAAATAGCCGCCAAACGCCGCCGGCCAATCGATATGCGCAAACTGCGGCCGGTCCAGGCGTTGTCGCTCCAGTTCAATGTCCAGCTCAGTGATTTTCTTTTCCTTGTTCTGAATGACGCCCTCTTGCGAAGCCACCCGTTTTTTCAGCTCGGTGTTTTCGGATGCCAGCGTTTCCTTCTCGCGTTGGTGCTTGGCGGCCAGTTGCTGCATCAAGTCCAGCGCGTTGTCCAGGCTTTCGGATTCGATCGCCTGGGCGATGATTTGTCTGTCGTCGTTAGGCAGGGCTTTTAAGGCGTTGTAGTCGCGTTGGCGGAAGCCTAGCTTTTCAGCCTGTTCGTAAAGTTCTGATCCCAGTGCGTTGTAATTTCCTATGAGCTGCTGTACCCGTCGTGCAGACTTACCAAGGAAAACCTCGCAGAACTCCTCAAAAAGCGAAACGTGTTTCGTGTTTCCGTTTTCGTCCTGATATGGCAAGCCCTTGTATTGCTTGGTTTCCTTGATTTTCATAGCGGTTTCAGCAATGAATTTACCCGAAACCGTTTCGTAAAATTGTGCCGCTTCAATCCGTCCCAGTGCCTTGATCGCATCAAAGCTGCCCATGATCACCGCATCGGCGGCGGCTACGGCGTTGTTCTCGCTGCGAATCTCGGCCAGGGTGCTATTTTCCTGGGATGCGTCGGTAAATTGTTCGACTTGCGTGTCTGTTGGGGTACGTGCCATCGTTTATCCTCTGTTCAATCGGTTTTGTGATTCGGCTATCCGTTCAGCGGCGCTATTCAGCGACTTCAAAATCTGTACGGCATACTGTGCATGGCGGTGGCTTGGCCTGATACGTCCTGTCTCCGGGATGCGTTCGGCAAAGCCGGCTGTCTCCAGGGTGGCGACATAGCGTGTGATGTCGCTCGCCGAAAATCCGGTTTCCCTGGCCAACTCGGTATTGTTGAAGCCGTGGGCAAAGTTGCGCAGCAGCACATCCAGCACGGTCAATACCTTCAGGGCGCTTTTTGTATCCTGTGTCGTTCTTGTTTTTGTTGTCATGTTATTCTTCGTCAAACGGCAGTTCGGGTTGATGCGATTTTTCGACGTTCATCTTGTGCCAGGCGAGTTGCTCAAGCGCGGTTTGTATTACCGAGATGGTTTCTTCGGTGCTGATCTTGTCAGCATTGAAATCCAACAACGCGCCAACGGTATTGTTAAGGGTTTGTTGTAAAGCCAGGATGTCGCCTGACTCCAGTTTTTTTCCGCGAGGGATGTCGATT